TTCCGCTTGTCCCAGCGCACGGCGTTATGATGTGACCTCGGAGTAGCCACCCCATGACCACCACCGAGCAAGAGCGGGAGAGGGAACAGCGCGATCTGCTGAAGCACCTTGAGGAGTTGGCGGACAAGAACCGGCGCGCTTACAAGCAGGCGCTTGAGGATTTCCGCCGACGTTTCACGCTTTCGTAGAAAACCATTATCGCGAAATGCCAACCGCCCAGCGATGGGAAGGAATTATTTTGCGTGGAGTGTTCGATAATGCTTAAAAAGGCGCTTATCTTCCCATTTGGTCTGCTTTCGTACCTGTTTTCCACGTTCCTTGATGCTGCCGCCAAGTGCGAGCAGGACATAAGAGACGCAATCGATACCAGATATGAAGCTAAGAGGACCGCTTGGTTGATAACGCTTGACCCCGACAAGCTTGCAGAGAGCGGGAAGCTTGAGGACGCCATTCTAGCCGGACAAGCGAGGGTCGCTCAAGGTATTGGCTACAAGAACCAGAGCGGACATAAGGCCCGCGTGTAACCATGACACCCGACGACGCCCGCGAGCAAGCCTGCACCCGGTTCCTAGAACCAACCAACGCGGCATACATCGGCAAGATAAACGACAACGGCGATATCAGGTCAGCACTGTTTGACGATGAAGGCGAACCTCTCGCGATCGGTAGCGAAATAACGCTCCGCCAGGTCGCAATCACAAACGGCTTCGTAGTCGTATCCAGACATTGACCGTATTCGCCCACAGGAGGCCCGCTGATGCGCTGGATCATCAATCTTGGTCTACTGGCTGCCGTGGTGCTCTTCGCACTGTGGCGCCCGTCTGACGCAAAGCAGGTCGCATATCTGCCAAGGCTCGACAGACCATCTGAAACCGTCGCGATGATCAAGCCGAACCGGCCATGCATCGTGGGTAGAGCGCCAGTCGTCATTCAGTGGCAGTTGATTGATCCGAGCGGCAAGCGGAAGACTGCAGGATATCTGATTATCCAGAGGGCGTGCCTAAGATGAGGGTGATCGCCATCATTCTGATGCTGTCACTGGCCGGTTGCGCATCGCCTTTCGCACAGTGTGGCACCGCGGAATATCTGTCGAATAGCCTGTGCCGGTAGAACAAACTTATCGTCTCAGATAGGTGAAATGACGCCTGCCCAGTGGGTGGATAAACAAGATATGAAATGGTTTTCCAACAATCTGGAAAGCAGAGCGGAAATCGCAATGATTTCAATGGCCCTAATTCTTGAGAACAAGCTGTGACCTTTGAACCCGGTAAGAGTGGAAATCCAGGCGGTCGCCCGAAGCATAAACCCTTCAAGGAAGCCCTCCTTATTGAAGCCCTTGCGGCTGAACGTGGAGACGGCTGTGTCGCCAAGAAGGGGTCGCTTCGCTGGAATGCTCGCCAGCTTCTGGAAAAGGGTGAAGTGGCTGCGATCAAGGAAATTGCGGATCGCCTCGACGGGAAAGTGACGCAAGGGATCAGTGGCCCCGATGGTGGCCCGATCCAAACGGTAGACCTCACAAATCTGAGCGAAGATGACCTCTCACGCCTTGAACTTGTCTTCGGTCGACTTGCCGGTCTCGCCGGCGACGATGCTGAAGCTGATACGTCTGGAGAAGGCGAGGAGGGCTAAGGAGGCAGAGCGCCAGCGCGTCGAGCGTGACGGCGAACTGATCCGGGAGCGGTGTTCCACTCTTGCGGGCTTCGTGCGCGAGGCGTGGCACGTTCTGGAGCCATCGCAGCCATATGTGCACGGCTGGCACGTTGACGCGCTGTGCGAGCATCTGGAGGCGGTTACTGATGGGCGGATAACCCGGCTGCTGATCAACATCCCGCCCGGGACCATGAAGTCGCTGCTGACGTCTGTTCTATGGCCGGCGTGGGAATGGGGGCCGAAGGGTCTGCCAGCGATGCGGTATCTGACCACAAGCTACGCTGAGAAGTACGTCAAGCGCGATAGCCGCCGCATGCGTGATCTCATCGTGTCCGACTGGTTTCAGTCTCTGTGGCCGGAGGTCAAGCTGATCCGCGCTGGTGAGGCATCCTTCGCTAACAACAAGACCGGTTTTCGCGAGGGCATGCCGTTCGGGTCGCTGACAGGTGGCCGTGGTGATCGGGTGATCATTGACGACCCTCATTCGACCGAGACGGCAGAGAGCGATGCTGAGCGGGAAAGCACGACGCGCATCTTTCGGGAGGCTGTTCCAACACGATTAAACAATCCGGCCTCGTCGGCCATCGTGGTTATCATGCAGCGCCTGCACGAAAGTGACGTGTCGGGGCAGATACTGAAGCTTGGCCTTGGGTACGAGCATCTCATGCTCCCCATGGAGTTTGAGCCTGAGCGTCGGTGCCACACGTCGATCGGGTTTGACGATCCGCGCACGGAAGAAGGGGAGTTGCTTTTCCCGGAGCGCTTCCCGCGCGAGGTTGTCGAGCGTGACAAGATACCGATGGGTTCCTACGCCGTTGCGGGGCAATTGCAGCAGCGACCATCCCCTCGGTCGGGGGGCATGTTCCAGCGCGGTGACTTTGAGATTGTCGACGCAGTTCCAGCCAATGCGCAAAAGTGCAGGGCATGGGACTTCGCGGCAAGCAAGGCAAAGCCGGGGCGCCAGCCAGACTGGACCGTTGGTCTCGGGATGGCGAAGGTAAACGACACGTTCTACGTCGAGGACGTTAGGCGCGGGCGGTGGTCGGCATCTGAGGTCAACACGAACCTGAAGAATACTGCCACGCAAGACGGTGCGATGACGCGCATCAGGATGCCTCAAGACCCTGGCGCGGCCGGTAAAGCTGACGCCGAGTCCAAGGTAAAACTGCTGGCCGGCTTCGATGTTGTCGTGGTGGCCCCAACCGGTGACAAGGCAACCCGCGCGCGCCCGGCATCTGCTCAGGCAGAAGCGGGCAACGTCAAACTGGTACGCGGGCCGTGGAATGAAGCCTTTCTGGACGAGATATGCACGTTCCCGAACGGACAGTTCGATGACCAGGTGGACGCATTTGCCGACGCCTTGAACGAACTGGCGCTAGGTGACGGATTCGACGCAAACATGTGGAAGAGGCTAGCTGGATAATGTCGAGACGCAACAGCAGCCGCATCCAGAAGCGGACCATGAAGCCGAACGCCCCGGCGCAGACCCATGACAGTTTTCAGAACTTCATGGCGCGCACCGGTATCGGCACGGACAACATGTCCACCGGATCGAGCTATGGGTTCAACCCGATCAGCCGCGATCGTGTGCGCCTTGAGTGGATGTACCGCGGTTCCTGGCTGGTGGGTAAGGCGGTCGACGTCGTTGCCGAGGACATGACCCGTGAAGGCGTGGACATCAACGGCGATATCAGCCCGGATCACATCGAGGAGTTTCACGTCGGTCTGCATAACCTGCAGATATGGCAGAACCTGAACGACACCATCAAGTGGGCTCGTCTCTATGGTGGCGCCGTCGCTATCATGCTGATCGAAGGGCAGGATGTTGCCACGCCTCTGCGCCGGGACACTATCACGAAAGGAGCGTTCAAGGGACTGCTGGTTCTCGACCGCTGGATGGTGCAGCCCTCGCTCAACCAGCCGGTGACAGAGTACGGCCCGTATCTCGGCCAGCCGGAGTTTTACACCGTCAACCAGAACGCCCCTGCGTTGATCAACAAGAAGGTGCATTACTCGCGGGTCATTCGCATCGAAGGTTACGAGCTGCCGTTTCAGCAGAAGCTAACGGAGAACGGCTGGGGCATCTCGGTTGTCGAGCGGCTCTATGATCGGCTGGTGGGTTTTGACAGCGCAACACAGGGAGCCGCCCAGCTTGTCTACAAGGCGCATCTGCGAACGGTGAAGGTCAAGGATCTCCGCAAGATCATCGCGACCGGCGGCCCAGCGCTTGAGGGCCTGGTCAAGCAGGTCGACATGATCCGCAAATACCAGTCCAACGAAGGGCTGACGCTGCTTGACGGTGACGACGAGTTTCAGGCTGACAGCTACACCTTCTCCGGTCTGGATGCGGTCTTGCTCCAGTTCGGTCAGCAACTGTCCGGTGCGATCGACATTCCTCTGGTGCGCCTCTTCGGGCAGTCGCCGGCTGGCATGAACGCCACGGGTGAGAGCGATCTGCGGAATTATTACGACAGCGTCAAAGCCCAGCAGGAGCGCCGCCTTAAGCTGCCGCTGACTATCCTGTTCGACGTGATGCATCGATCCCTGTTCGGTGAAGAACCGGCCAAGAACTTTTCGTTCAAGTTCAATCCGCTGTGGCAGATGAGCGAGAAGGAAAAGGCAGAGGTCGCGGAATCGGTCGAGCGGTCCACGTCGTCGGCCTATGCAGAAGGGCTGATCGGCAAGGCAACCGCGCTCAAGACGCTTCGCCAGTCGGCGGAAGTCACGGGCATCTTCTCATCGATCCCTGATGAGGAAATCAAGGCTGCGGAGGAAGAGGACGCAAATCCTCCCGCTCCAGACCTTGAGGGCCTGACGGGCCAGGATGGGCCGGAAGACGAAAGCGTGTCCGAGGTCAAGCCAGAACCCAAGCCACTCGCGGCCATTGTAGGCGGGAAGACGTGAAGACCTTCGATAAGGCCGGAGACAGGAAAAGCCGCTCGGCATTCATCCGAGCCAAGAAGGCAGAAGCCCGATATGCGATCCAGCTTCGTAAGATTGCCCGGGTCATTGGTGATATCGCCAGCGGGTACACTGTTGGTGATCCGGCGTCTGCAGGCAAGATCGAGCAAGCCCTTCGCCGGTACAGCAATGTCATCAGCGGGTGGGCAGAGACAACGGCGCTTCGGATGCTGGAAGACGTCGCCAGCCGCGATAGAGCGGCGTGGATGGAGGTTTCCCGCCGGATAGGCCAAGGCATCGCCAAGGAGATCGGAAGCGCTCCTACCGGCGCTGTGATGCGGGAACGGCTGCAGGATCAGGTCAAGCTCATCAAGTCGTTGCCGGAAGAGGCTGCGGAGCGGGTGAGGGAGATATCGACCAAGGCATTTACCGAGGGCAGGCGTCCTCAGTACGTGGCCGAGGAGATCATGCGTAGCGGCGACGTTGCCAAGAGCCGCGCCAACACGATTGCCCGAACCGAGGTAAGCCGGACAGGAACGGAACTGACGAGGGCGAGAGCCGAATACGTTGGTTCTGAGGGGTATATTTGGAGAACGGCAGAAGACGAGGATGTGCGGCATTCCCACGAGGAGATGAATGGCAAATTCGTCAGATGGGATTCGCCGCCGACCTTGGACGGAATGAAAGGGCATGCAGGGCAGTTTCCAAACTGCAGATGCTACCCGGAACCTGTCATTCCAGGCGATGAAGTATCCGCTGTGCGCGTTCCGCGCCTTGGCCGCCCTCGTCCACAATATCGGTGAGAAATTTGGCGGCCGACTGAATGAAGGCCGCAGCATCTGCTTCTAGCGTATCCGCCTGGTCGACATGCGGGAACGTATCGACAAAGGCCTCTCTGGCCTGATCGTTCAATTCCTCGATTAAAGCGTCGGGGGATAGTCTGGGCAACTTCATCGCCCGCACATTTGCACAAAATTGAGGGTGATGGAATGGCCGTTGGCAACTTGAGTTTGCGGGCAGTGCTTTCGCGTGGCAGCGCGCCGCCTGTGACGGTGAAGGACATTGCCGCCGGCATCGCATTCGTTGCCGACGACAATACCGTGCTGCTGCTCAAGCGCTCGCCCAAGGAAGAGAACTTCGCCGGTCATTGGGCATTCCCCGGTGGCAAGGCAGATGACGGAGAAACGGCCGAGGAAGCCGCCAGACGCGAAGCGATCGAGGAGATGGGAAATGTCCCGATCCGTGCACTGCGCGCTCTGGACACCCGCGACACGCCGAACGGCATGGAGTTCACTACGTTCGTCTGCGAAGGATCCCCGAAGTTCATCCCGACACTGAACGGGGAACACACGGACTATCGCTGGGCCTCGCTGGACGATCTGCCGCAGCCGATGCACCCGGCCGTCGCGAGAACGCTTGCTGAGAGCAAGCTGACCGGTGACAAGGCCGCCAGCGAAGACGCTCAGTTCCGCTTCTACACGCCCGTGAAGATCGGTCCGAAACGCAGCCTGACGCCTGAAGGCTTCCTGCTCTGCGAAGATGTGCCGATCGCGCGCATCGGGGAACTGATCTACGTCGGCGGCGAAGTCCCAGTTGATCCGGGTCGGGACGGCCTTGTCCGCATCTCGCGTGATGAGGCGCAGGTATTCGCCCCGGCCACGGTCGCATCGTTTCTTGGCAAGCCGATCACGGTTGACCACCCCGACGAGGACGTGACCCCGGCCAACTGGCGCAGCCTGTCGGTAGGGACCATCGTCGCGGTACGGCGCGGGACAGGCGATCTGTCCGACTTTCTGCTGGCTGACTTCCTCATCCAGGATGAAGCGGCAATCGCCAAGGTCACGGCTGGCAATCCAGAGGTCTCGTGCGGCTACGACGCCGATTACGAGCAGATCGAACCCGGCAAAGGCCGGCAGACCAACATCATCGGCAATCACGTCGCCCTTGTCGATAAGGGGCGCTGCGGCCCTCGGTGTTTCGTTGGCGACAACCAATCTCTAACCAGTACAGGAGGCTCCCAGATGGGTGCAAAACGTACATTGCGGGATCGCATCTGGACAGCCTTCAAGGCCCAGGATGAAGCCGCGCTGACCGAAGAACTCGACAAGGTGGACGAAGGTTCGGAGCCGCAGAAGCTCGTTATCGAACTGAAGCAGCCGGAAGTCGAAAAGGATGACGAGACCAAGGACGACGGCGAACAGCCTGACATCGCCGCTTTGATCCAGGCCATGGACGAAAAGTTCACCGCCGCCATCACCGACATTGCTGGGCGTCTTGCCAAGCTGGAAGCCGGTGAAGTTGGCGAGACGGTGGACAATGAACACGGCGACAAAGACGACGGCGAAACCAAGGACGAGGAAGGCGAGGAAGAGGGAAAGACGGACGAAGAAAAGTCCGGTAAAACCACCGACTCCGCTGGCCTGAAATCCGAGTTCACCGAAACTCTCGCCCGCGCCGAAATCCTGTCGCCCGGCATCAAACTGCCTACCTTCGACGCCAAGGCCGACCAGAAGAAGACTGTAGACTCGCTCTGCGCTCTGCGCCGCAAGGCCCTTGCCAATGCCTTCAAGGACGACGACCGCAAGGAATTCGTCACCCCCTTTGTCGGTGATCGCCCCGATTTTACGAAGCTCACCTGTGACGCTGCCAAGCAGATGTTCGTCGGCGCTTCCGAACTCGCCAAGCGAGCCAACAACCGCGCTCAGGTATTCGACAATACCCGGCGCGCTGCCACCGATGCTCATGCAAATTCGATCAAGAGCATCAACGAAGCCCACCGCGCCTTCTGGAAGCGCTGACCCCTCCCAAGGAGATAATCCATGGTGTCTTACCTGACCCGCATGCCAGCCGGTATCGCTGGCGTTCTCACCCGTACCGAGCATGCCACGGTTGAACCGGGCAATTACTCGGCTTCTGCCCCGTTCTCGGCCTTCGGCCTTGCTGCAAAGCTCTCCAGCGGCTCCTACGTGCCGTTCTCGGGCGGTGAAGCAGCAACTGCCCTTGCAGGCATCAACGTGAAGCCCTTCCCCTACCAGTCGTCCAGTGTGGCGAGTGACGCTCTCGGCGTTGCGACCCCGACCCAGACCGGTGGTATCGGCTCGTTCCTCAAGCGCGGCTACATGACCATTCTGCTCAACGGCGGTGCCACCGTCGCAAAGGGCGGACAGGTCTACATCCGCGTTGCTGCCGCTGCTGCTGGCAAGCCGATCGGCGGCTTCGAAGGTGCTGCGGACTCCACCAACACCGTTGCTCCTCCCGGCCTCACCTTCATGGGCCCCGCAGACGCCAACGGCAACGTGGAAATCGCCTACAACATCTGATCCCAGCGGCGGTAGCCCCGCCGTCATCCCCACCATCTGAGGCGGCGCTGCCGTCGTTCATTCGGAGAAACACATGTTCCATCCTCGCAACATCGTGGGCAGCACCGCACTTACCTCGCCGGTGACCATGCGCGCAAAGACCCGCGACAATTTCACGACTTTCGACCGGGCAACCATCGACTCCGCCGGCGCCTTCCTCGTTGGCGAGCTTGAGCGTCTCGACCAGACCCTGAACCAGCCGCTGGTCAATTACACATGGTCGCGCGATATCGACCTGCGTGAAGACGTCCAGATCGGTGACGAACTTGCTTCGTTCACCAACAGCTCGTTCGCAGCACCTGGCGGCATCACCCCGACCGGCAAGAACTGGATTAGCAAGAGCGCGAATGCGATCTCCACCATCCAGATCGACATCGGCAAGACCCCCCAGCCTCTGCACCTCTGGGGCATGGAACTTTCCTGGACCATCCCGGAACTCGAAAGCGCTGCACAGCTCGGCCGTCCGGTCGACACGCAGAAATACGATGCCATGACCCTGAAGTGGAACATGGACATCGATGAGCAGGTATACATCGGTGACAGCACCCTGCCTTCCTGCTACGGCCTCTGCAACCTTGCATCGGTCACTCCGACGAACGCTCCCAACGGCGCCGGCGGTTCTCCGCTCTGGATCAACAAGACCCCGGCGGAAATCCTGAAGGACGTTAATACCGTCCTCAACGCAGCATGGGCAGCGTCCGGTTATGCCGTGGCGCCGAGCGATCTGCGCATTCCTCCGGCTCAGTTTGGATATCTTGCCTCGCAGACGGTTTCCACGGCCGGCAACGTGTCGATCCTGGAATACCTGAAGCAGAACTGCATCTCCAACACGGTCAACGGCCAGCCGCTGAACATTCAGCCGCTGAAGTGGCTGACCGGTCGCGGTGCCGGCAGCACCGACCGCATGCTGGCGTACTCTAAGGATCCGAAGTACGTCCGGTTCCCGCTGGTGCCGATGCAGCGCACGCCGATCGAGTATCGCTCCCTCTACCAGATCACGACCTACTTCGGTCGTATCGGTCAGGTCGAGGCGCGCTATCAGGAGACGCTGGCCTATATGGACGGAATCTGACGTCCAGCCATCGAGCGGGCGGGGATAACCACTTTCCCGCCCAATCCCATCACAAGGAGAAATCACGATGGCAAAGATCACAGTCGCCAAGCCGTTCAAGCTCACGCTGGACAGCGGCGAGATCAAGGTATTCGATGTTGGCGATCACACCGTCGACAAGGAAGTTGCCGACCACTGGTTCACGAAGGCCCATCTGGAAGGCTACGAGCCTCCTGCGCCGCCGGAAGGCAGCCATGAGTGGATGGTTCAGGCATCGGAAGAGCGCCGCGCTGCCGCAGCACAGGCTCAGACGGAAGCAGAAGAGCTTGCCGCCGCACAGTTGGCAGCACAGAACGAAGCCGTTCGCCAGAGCGAGGAAGCCATCCGCATGGCGCAGATGAAGGCCGCGGAACAGGCTGAAGTCGCCGCGGCTAACCGTGTAGCCGTGGCCATTGCAGGAACGGCAGGTTATCTTCCTGCGCTCTCTTGCAAGCTCTTGGCGAAGATCATCTTCTTGGCGCTTGATGTCCGCCGCGCGGTTTGACGATGCGACATCCCAACCGAAGGCCATGGACTGATGCTCGGCGCTTGTGGCCAGAGCTTCGCCAATTTCGTCAAGCTGCTCTTTCCCGAGACCTTCGATCACGTCGAAGCGATCGATGCCTTCGAAAGCGTACATAACGGCTTCGCCCCATGCTGCCCAGTCGCTCATAGTCATCACTCGGCCGCTTCCAGACGACCGATGACGGCGCCGTGGACGATGGGGTTGCGATCAAACCGGGGACGAACAATCTCGCCGGGACGTGCATGGCGCTTGAACTCAAACACCTCGCCGCCGTACCGAAGCGCGTCTGCATCGGCTTCCTCAACGTCGTCGTATTCGAAGGCGTCTTCGCCGTTCGAAGTCCATTCCATGCCGCTGCCAAACTGGGTCAGGTAACTGGCCGAACCGCTGCGGGTATGCATTTCAACGTGGAAGCGCGTTACCATTGCCATTTGCTCATCCTCAGTGGTTGAGATCGAATTGGAGATCAGGCGCCGAGCGCCGTGAGTGATTCATCAACGAAGCGCTTCGCGGCCTTAAGGCCGACGACTATGCACTCGTCACACATGTGAGTTTGGCCCGGAGCCGTGCCGCCGTTGCGCCATATCGAGACGTTGACCAGCAATTGCGGGCTGACTTCCCACCGGCCTTCTTGGAGCATCCGGTGATCTCCTATTTGGATGCACTCGCAGCTATTGCCGAAGCTCTCCACGGGCTTTTGCGTGGGGCGGCGATGAGCGCCGCAGAGGCAGCAATGAAGGGAACGATCGCTCATGCCGCCACCGCCTCGGTGTAAACGGCGCGGGTGTAGGTGCACTTGTTGAATTCAGAGCGATATTGGCCGCCAACGCGAAGAACTTCATTTTCCGTTTCGGTGACGACGAGAGACGCAAGTTCGCGCTTCAGGTCGAAAACCATTTTGTTGGGAACGCGACCGTTGAACGAATACCAAGTGGCAACAAACTTCTTGCCTTCGACTTCAAGCTCGTACTGGTCGAACTGCTTTGCGTTCTTCCTGACCCAGTCCAGTGCGCTCATCGTCTCATCTCCGGTTCTTGTGGTGGCAGCGAGATCGGCGGGTGAGGCGTTGTTCGCTGCTGTGGTTACGGATAATATGCGCAAACGGATAAGTGTCAACAAATAAAATGCGCAAACGGATAAAAATTATTGCGCTGACGGATAATCGCGCATAAAAGAAAAGCGCCGGAGGGATGATCCTACCGGCGCTCGATGCAGTTCGTTGATGAATTATGCCTAACACATCACAATAATTGATGGAATAGGAAAAGCTGCTTCGAGGCGCTGAAAGGCACAAAATCTTGCGTCTGCTCGGAGGTTCCCGGCAAGATGGTGTGTCTCAAGGTGCAAGGGCAGCGGTTTTCTCAGGGCATTGTCCCGCGCCGCCGATCAATCCGGCAAATCAATCCCATCGCGGTTGCTGGTTCCCAGGCTGAACCAGACTGTCTCAGGGGATTAGACGACCCTTCGACTGGCTTGGACGTGGCTTGAGAAAGTTTTGAAGCAGGGTGATGCGGACCATGAGGGCGCTTCGGCGTGATTGATGGGGAAGGATTGGCCCACCTGTGAAACGGGCACCTGTGGATACTGAGACTTGAAAGCGTCCCGGACTGGCTGCTGATCCAGAGCGCCCTCCGTAATTCAGGACCGTGGTGTTTCCCTCATGGGGGCATACGTCTTGATAGGGTGAACTATGCTCAAAATCCAGAAACACTGAAATCCAGAGCAAAAAGAAACCCGCCATTAGCGGCGGGTCCCTTCAACGATACGCAATACACATTTCGGAGCAGTCTTCTGGTCCGCGCAATCTCATGCTGAACCATCATGGTTAAAGCCGGATTAACGGGGCAAAAAGAAACCCGCCGGAGCGGGTGATTCTACTGGAGTTCATCGATCGAACTCCAAAGGCACAAAAAAACCCGCTAGAAGCGGGTGGGTGGCTCGGCGGATACTGTCATTTTGACCTTCAAGAGCATCTCTGCTCGCGAAGAAGCTCCTGAGCGATAGCATGAGCGTGGCATTTTGTCAAAGCTCAGAAACCCAGAATATGCTTGAAAAAACCCAGAATACCAATACATTTGTAGCCAATCCGGGGCCACGGCGCTCGGTAAAGAGATGGTACATAATCCATCGGATGGGGCGAAAGCCCCATTCTTGTTTAAGGGAACCACTTTGTCCCGTATCCAGAGATCGTTCCGCTGTGCGATCGATCGAATTTGCTGGCCACAAGTAGGTCACTAACTCTCTTCGCGTACTGGCCAAGCGTTACCTGATGCCCGCGAACAGAACGTAGATACATATGGCTTGGATGGGCAATGAGGTCGGCCAGTTGCAGGCCTGAAATATTCGCAGCCTTCGGTCTAAATTTTAGTTTTGTTGACGTGATGCGTTCCATCCTGGAGCTACCCACAAAGTGCGTTCCATTGGCTAAAACGCGTTCGAACTCGATCTGCAGGTGGACGTCTTTCTTCCCCTGCCTGGCTTCTGGCATCACATCACCTTCGGCGTCTTTGCGCTCCAAAAGTTGGACGTATTTTTCAATTAGGATTTCCATCAGGTAGTGATACGGGTGCTGGTTCTTCCAATTTGGCTGCTTAACCATCCCAAGCTTGTCGACCATTACCGTGATTACGCAGTATTCGGTGCCCTCCATTGCCCGGAAAATCGCTCGGTCGAATAGATCGCATTTCTCAGCGTTCAATAGCACGCCGAACGCCCTTTTGCGTTTCACGATGTCGCTGCGATGGAAAATCAGCGGATCGTCGTGATCATGGTCAAACACAGCCTTTTTGATCCATGAGAACTTCTGGTCGAGTTCATCTCTGGCTGTCCGTTGGGTCATAGCTACGCCGGTTAGACTTAGATATCGGTTATTGTCGTCGGTGACGTGGGTGACATCGTCCGTTCCGACCTCATCGACGTAAAGTCTGTAGCGGTGTGAGCTCAATTTTCTATCTGGCGCCTCACATTTTGATTGCTCACTGCTTCTTCACCTCGTCCCGTTTCATCCGTTCCAGCTCTTCGGCTCCCAGCGCGGCCTCTAGCACGGCATCCACCTCTGGCAAGAAGCTCTCCCACATTGGCCGCTCATTGAACTTCGTGTTTTCCGGCACGTCGCTAAGGCGGCACAGTGCGCGCGCTGCTCGTTCGCGGGGAGGCTGGGGGCGTTTCATCCCGACTTCTTTCCAGTGTAGGCGACTAACTGTACCACCCCTAGCGGGTTCTTCCTGAGCAGCCTAAGCCAGACAGCTAGCAGTGGCGGAACCTTGGCATCCCCTCGATTCATAGCCTCAACAACTGAGAGGTCGCATTGGAGAACCTCTGCTAAGTCCGATAGAGACCATCGTAGCTTGTGTAAGCAGAGACGGAATTCTTCGGAGGTCATAGGAGGTTGCCTTGTATCCCGCCTCGGCGCTCAATTCTCCTGAAAGCAGAGCGGGGCATTGCGGCAAATATCTCGCCTACCCAATCGAGTTTCACATTCGTAATTGGATCCGCGTTGAAGGAGTAGAGATCAATGCTTGCGCCGTTTTTTATGATCGTCTTCAGGAAGCGCCGACCGTCGCTTGTCTTTACCGCTGCATCCACTCCATAGAAGAAATCCAGAGGCCGCTTTTGTTCCTTGTAGCAAATGATGACGTGACCTTCGCGGTAGACCGGCATCATCGATATTCCCTTCACCTCAAAGGCTATGAGATCATCGTCCAACTCAAACGGAATCCATATTTGGTCCAATCCCTCCGGCGGGCTTTGTTCGAATTCCGGTTCAATTTCGCCACCCGCACCGATCATCCCCACAATTGGAACGACGGTCCCGGATTCTTCCTTGGGGCCATTTTCCGCGATCTGATCATATAGATCGTTTATCGCATCCCGCCGATGTCCTTCCGGCTCCGAGCCTGAAAGCCAACGGTTTACAGTGGATTGCGACACCTCAAAATGCTCGGCCAACTGCATCTGCTTCATGCCAGTTGCCTTCATTATCGCGCGAATTTTTTCAGGGATCGTAGCCATAGTTGAAGGCTAGCTCTTGCTACGCATAAATAAAAATCCGTTCGCGGATAAAATGCGCTTGCAAATAATCCGTTTGCGCATAATATGCGTGACTATGAACGCACTTAAGCACATCCGAAAGAACGTATTCGCCGTCACGCAGTCTGAGTTTGCTGCCGTGGCCGGTGTGACGCAAGCCACCGTATCCCGCTGGGAAAACGGAGTTGCTCCCTCTCTGGAAGAGATGCAGGCGATACGCTCGGCTGCGTCAGAACGTGGAATTGCTTGGAACGATGCGCTGTTCTTCGAGGCGCCGGAGACCGCAGCATGACAGACCAGACGATAATCAACATAGTGAACATTGACCCGCCGACAGGCAGACAGATTGAAATCTATGACGTCTGCATATGGCTCCTGAGAGTTTTGGACAGAAAGAGCAAGAAGCTTCCGTTCGTCGCAAGCGTCTTTGATTTCTACCTGAAACGCGGCGCTTTGTCCGAAAAGCAGAGTGATGCGCTCCAGTCGATCTTCGACAACACCGTGGAGATGTACGAGCGCAACGCCCTTGGGTGCCAAGGCATGATCGCCACTGATGATGGATCGGAAACGAAAGTCGTCAGCCTTTCCTCGGCACGGAAGAGGAAATAACACGTGACACAGCAAGCCTTCGACCAGCTCCATACAGGCCTTACGGAAGCTCTCGCCGTTGCTCGGGGATGGAACCACGATCTCTCCCAAGCCCCACGCGACGGAACCCACGTCATTCTGGCAATGCCGAACAAGACGACGCTCCGCTCCTACTGGTGCGAACCGAAGGGCGAACCGGCGCACTGGTGCATGCTGAGCCATAAGAACGAGCCGGTGGCTTGGATGGCTTGGCCGGAACATCCTTTTGCAGAACCCCAGCGCCAGCAGGGTACGGACGGCGGCGAAATCGCTGCAGTGAAGGTCATAGACCGACTGGCGAACGCCGCTGGCGTTGAACCGTCGCCGTCCGATCATTTCATTCTCGAAGACGTTGGGGGAGGTGCCTGAATGAACACGGTTCAAATCCTCAAGGAAGCCCGCGCGCTCATCGCTGATGAGAAGAACTGGATGAGGGGCGAATATGTCGGAACCCAAAGCGGGGGCATTCTCTGCGCTGGTGATCCAGAGGCTAATTGCTTCTGTTCTATTGGTGCTGTTGCCCATGTCACAAAGCAGCAGAACATCTACGACGTGGAGCAATCTAAGGCCGTCAAGCTTCTGCTTAATTCCATTGAAGATGAACAGACGAGTTATTCCGTCGCCGCTTTCAACGATACTCACGAGCACGAAGAAGTTCTCGCCCTTTTCGACCGCGCCATAGCTCGCGCTGAAAGCGAGGCGGCATGACCACCCCGAAATCCAAGCTCCGAGAAATCCTATTCGACCTCTCTGTCCAGCATCAGATCGAGGGATACGAGAAATCCGAGCCGAAGCGGCCTGTCGAAATTCGTGAGGGGAAGCAATGAGCGGTCCATACAAAAGAAAAGAAGTCATAGGCGACTGCGCCCTTTATCTCGGTGATTGCTCAAATCTTATAGAGGAAGTTGGCTCGGTAGAGGCTGTTGTTACCGACCCGCCTTACGGACTCAACATCGCTTCCAATCCTGTTCGGCAAAAACACGCTAAGAAAACGTGGGATGCCGCTACGCCAGTGTCTGATTTGTTTGACCGACTTAGAAAGTGGAGCAACCATCAGATCATCTGGGGAGGTAACTATTTTGATCTCCCCCCATCTCAATGCTTTCTTGTTTGGGACAAGGTTCAGCCAGCCGACTTCAGCTTGGCGATGTGCGAGCAGGCTTGGGCCAGCTTTAAAAGCCCAGCAAAACTGTTCCGCCGACGAGTGGTTGGATACGAAAAACTCCATCCAACACAAAAGCCCGTCGATCTAATGGAATGGTGCATCGATTTCTGCGCTCCGGGGACCATTTTTGATCCGTTCATGGGGTCTGGAACAACCGGTGTTGCATGCGCCAAGAGAGGCCGTGCGTTTGTCGGCGTTGAGCTTGAGGAAGAATATTTCGATATCGCCTGCGACCGCATACGGAAGGCCTACGCCCAGCCGGACATGTTTGTTGAGGCCAGTAAGCCCGTTCATGAGCAGGTCTCTTTCTTTGACGAGGTGTCGGCATGATCGCCTCTATGCACCCTTATCAACAGCGGTTCCTCATCTACGTGTCTGTGGCGTTCTCGGTGTTTGTTGCATCGCTCGTGGTGGCTGCCGTGATGGCGCACCTGGCTACGACGAGGAAGAAATAACCTTCAACAATCTGAGCGGCACCTCCCCCTGACGCTCAGCGCTGGTCGCTTTCATCCCGCTCCCGATGGGCGGCCAGCACTCTTACCAAAGTCCTCCCCCGCAGCCTTGCGATGACTGCGGCGAGGGGGACTTCAAAGGGAACAAACCCGTCGAGTGCGGCGGACAGGGAGACATCAGACTGATTGGCGTCAGTTCCGTTGTCTCCCTCGATTTCAGTGCCTCTGTGCATAAGCCAACGGCCTCCTTGGAACGAGGTCAACTTCGCACAGAGGAACGACAAGGTGTTGGGACACTACGACAAGGATTTGGGAACTCACCCCAAGAGAGTTTCGAGCAGGAAGAAAGTAATGAGTGCCGTTTTCGAAGCCAGAGACACGTTCAGAGCCGCATGGCCGATCAGTCACTACGGGAAGCTGGACAATGTTTTCTATCACGCAGTCAGGTTCGTAGCTCCCCGCGTCTCCAAAGAGTTCACGCAACGCCGTGCCCGCTCAATCTACGAGGGAACGGCGAGGCGCATCGATAGCGAGGAAATGGATGCCCTTAGAGAAGCCGAAAGAGAGCAAGCCAGAATCGAGGCTCGGGAGCTCCGTGCCCGTCTGGCTCTGTTGGATGAAAAGATTGCCTCGTTCAGCGCGGCTGTACTTGGCGAAGAGATGGAGAGCTAAGGCCGGCGACCGCATCGTCTGGGCCGAGAAAATTCTGGAGGATGACAATTGAAAACCGCAGAAATCTTTCTCCCGTGGCCAGACAAACGCCTGTCGCCAAACGCTCGATACCATTGGGCGCAGGTAGCACGCGCCAAGAAGGCAGCGAAGCGAACCGCCCATTATCTCGTGCTGGAGGCCGGAATTGGCAAAATCAACGCAACAGCCATCAACGTGAAGCTGTCGTTCTATCCTCCCAGCAAGCGCCACTACGATGCTGACAACCTCATAGCGTCCCACAAGGCGGCGCTGGACGGCATTTCGGATGCGATCGGCATTGACGACAGCAAATTCATCATCAGCGCCACGCCTCATGGCCCGGTCGAAAAGAACGGCATGGTCAAGGTGTCGCTGTCTTGGGAAGAAGCGGTCGAGGTGGCAGCATGACCGGACCTGAAAAAGAAGCTTTGGAAGTCCTTACACCATTCCTTGGAGACGAACTCTCGAAGGACATCATTTCCCACCGTAGGGGCATGAAAGCCCCACTGACGGCCCGAGGGGCTAGGTCGCTCATCAAGGAATACCAGAAGACTGGCCGCACCATTGCGGCGGCAGAAATGCATCTGAACCGCGGATGGCGAGGGTTTGACGCGTCCTGGTTCAAGCAACCGGCAAAGTTTGCTGATCCTCACAATCCCACACCTCGCGGTGACATGGCCGCTTTCACGCGAAATCTGATGGAAAACTACCATGGCGACACAGCAATGGACGATGCAGGTAATCGAAGCGCTCAACACACTCTGGATTACGCTCCCGCTCCGAGGCGTCACTGATGAGCGCGGCACTCTCGAATCCTATGGGTTTGCGCTCGAAGGTAATTCCGTCGAGGCGATCCGCAACACGGTCAACATGCTCCGTCGCGGCGAAATCGCGGACGCCAGCAAAGAGTGGTGCCCCAAGGCGCCCAAGCTGGCGGAATACGTTCGAGCGGAGCAATCTCGCCTCGATGCTGTCAACCGGCCGAAGATGGTTTCCTATCAACCTGTCAGCCGCCCTTGGAAAGACTGGAACATCATCCTGCGCGAGCGCACCCCCGCGCTTTCAGAACAAGGCTTCGCCCTGCTCGACA